CAACAGAGCAACTATGCCGCCGAGGCTGAACGCGGCTCGGTTGCATCCGATGGTTCGCCACTACAGTACTCAGACGAGAAACTACGTGAACTCCAGGTGGCATCAAGACCGTTGATGGATTTCATTATGAAGTACCACAACCCGCACGTGAAGGCGATCGTGGAAACCCATCACGTTGAAGTCGTTGAAGGATTGGCAACAGAACAACGGGTGGAAATGGATCATCACGAATGAGCGAAGACTTGTTGGACATGGCCCGTAACCTAGCCCAGTCACTTGAACGGCAACCGACGACGGCGGAACTGATTCTGAAACTCGTGGTCGCCATCGAGCGGCTGCGGACAGAGTTGTTCGATGCCCAGCAAGCAATCCTTCGGGAAGGATCGGATGCGGAACAATGCGCCGAATTGAAGTGAAGCAAGAAACCGAGTACGGCGACCTGCGGACAATCCGAGAAGTCCCGCTGGCATACAAAAGCACGTCGCCGATCACCAGAAAGCGCGTGTTCCTCTGCCGCTGCTCATGCGGGCGTGAAGTGCTTGTCCGTCTCGACCACCTGCGGAGTGGTCACACTCAAAGCTGCGGTCAGTGCGGCCTGGAGCACAACGGCCAACGGAAGACGCTGAAGGCGTGGGCGGCGTCGATCGGGATTGCGGAATCGACGCTACGAGCAAGGTTGAAGATCATGGGACTTGGGGAGGCGTTGGCGAGATTGTCTTGGCGTTCCCAGAGAAGCAATAAATTTCGAGTTGGTAGCCGGACAAATGCTCGACCCGGATGTTCGCAAGCGAGTTCTTGAAGCAAGGGTGTTTGAGCCATGATTGAACTTAAAGCAGGGCCGGAACTGGACAGGACCGTGGCTGTGGCCATCGGTGATCCGCGAATGCCGACAGCCATTATCCCGCAGTATTCCACGGACCTGAACGCGGCGTTTGCGGAGGCGGAGAAGTCCGGACTGTTTGGAGACGATGGGTGTCTACGCATGGCCATTGACTCAAAGGATTGGGTGTACGAAGACTTAGATCATTACGCTCGTGCTACAACGCCCGCCCTTGCGATCTGCACCGCGATCCTGGCGGCAAAGGACTACGACTTCACGCACGGCGACTTGGACGCGATGGGAGCGTTGAATCCGACATGACCTCCCTCTACTACGACCAGGTTCCCAAGGACCACATCGCCAACCTGCGGTGGCGGATCTACTGCCGCGAGCGGGCACTGAAGGACAAGCGGTTCCGCGACGCCTTGTGGCAGGCTTGCATGGACGACATCTTGTTTTTCTGTGCGTTCGCCTTGTGGGTGCAGGAGCCGCGCGCCGCGTCAAAGATGCGGCCCATGATTCCCTGGCCTCACCAGCAACCAGTCATCCTGGCGATGGATGACACAATCACCGAGGCGATGAAAACTGAGCAACCGACTTCATTGACGCTGAAGAAGTCCCGTGCTCAGGGCGGAACATACGTCTATCTGGCAGTGACCATTCACCGGGCGCTGAAGGAAAGCGGGTTCACGGTCGGATTGGTGACCAGAAACGAAGACATGATTGATAGCCGTGTTGATGACTCGGCGGTAATGTATAAAGTCGCCTGGATGCTTGATAAGCTGCCTGTCTGGATGCTTCCTCACGGGTACGAGCGAAACACAAGCGAGCATGTCATCCGGCTTCCAAACAGTTCTGGCTGGAGCGGGTACGCTGCATCCAACGACGTGGCCCGTGGTGGAAGAACGAGTCTTTTCTGCTTCGACGAGCCTGGAAGCGAAGAGTTCGTTGCCGCGAATCGGGATTACAAGATTCTGTCCAGCGTGAGCCACGTCAGCAACTGCATTTTTCTGTGTTCGACATTCGGCGTAGACTCTGGCGTGTTTTACGAGGCGGCCACTGATCCTGAGAACAGGCGGGTCTATACGCTCGACTGGAAAGATAACCCGCTTCACTCCAAGCTCGCCTATCGACAGCAGGACGGCACAGTTACGGCAGTTCGTCCTGAAGAACAGGGTGCGGTCGAAGAGTACATCGCAAGCCATCAAAGGGAACTGCGGTCCATTGGACGACGTGGGCACAAACTCGAAGGCAAGATCAGAAGTCCGTGGTACAATGCACACTGTTTACTTCCTGGTGCAACTCCGAGGTTCATCGCTCGCGAGTTGGACATGGACCCGAAAGGCGCCGTAGGGAAGTGCTTTACACCTGACCTGCTGGACCGGATGAAACGGGAGTGCTGCAAGCAACCCGTCTGGCAGGGAACGCCCGTGTTCGACGCGGAGACGCTGACGATGACCGGGCTGTTGCAACGGGAAGGCGGGCCGCTGCAGCTGTGGTTTAAGCCAGGAATCGACAGCACGCCGCCGCTGGGTCCGTTCACGCTTGGGTGCGACATTGCCCTTGGCGCCGACGGGGCGTATGCCAGCAACTCCGTGGCGTCCGGCCTGGACAACCGCACGGGCGAGCAGGTCTTGGAATACACTGTCAAGGGCATGGACCAGATTACATTTGCGCGGATGGCCGTGGGGCTGGCTAAGTGGCTCAGAAACGCGCTGCTTGCCTGGGAAGATTCTGGGATGTCAGGAGGTTTTGAAAAGGAAGTCGGTGAAGTTTTGTATTACGGAAACGTGTTTTTCCGTGAGACAGAGCAGTACGGATCGCAGAAAAAGTCCCGCAAGGCCGGCTGGCCAGTCAACGACAAACACAAGGCTGCGATGTTTGACAATTTTGCCCTGGCGATGGAAACCGGTAAGTACATTCCAAGGTCCGAGGACTTGATCCGGGAGTGCGGCGAGTATGAATGGGAAAACGGAAAAATTATCCACGCGCCGACGAAAAACAGGGGTGCAAAGGGCAAAAACCACGGTGACAGGTGCATTGCAGGAAGCGGATGCTGGCTCGTATTTTCAACCGACAATGTGGCAAATCGTCTTGACACAGACGAGGAAAACAGTCAAATTGCTGAATATGGGAGCTTCAAATGGCGTGAAGACCGCGAGCGTCGTAGCCAAAAAGCCGGCACTCCAGGCTTCGGGATTCTGGATTTGATAGGGAGAAGATGATTAACAGCGTCCCACAGCAGCCGATCGGAATTCGCCAGCGCATCCCGATTCTGGGGCAGCAACAACAGCAGCCGACCCAGCAGCAGCAAGAGCAGATGGCCAGGATGGCTGTCATGCAGGCCATTCGCGAAATGTCCGTCGGGATGTACGTGCAACTCGCCGTGGCCCACATCGCGACTCGCGACCAGGAATTGGACCAGGACGTGGATGAAGAGTACCTTCGGTCGCTGGCAATGAAGTGCATGACCGCTGCGAAGGCGTACTTCGAGGGGTTGAAAATTATCCCTTGCGAAGAACAAAGCGAACAGGGTGACGATGATAAGACGACTGTTTAACTGGCTGGTTGGAACTAAATTGCCGTGTGGATGCGTCCTGCATTCACGAGGCGGGCGTGGACGATGGATGGTTTGTCAGAAATGGTTCGTTAGCAATTTTTGCGCATACGCGGCCGAGTTGTACGAAGAATCGTCTGACGAATCATACCTCGCTCTGGCGAATCATTTACTTCGGAGGTAGAACCCGATGGACGCAAAGATCGACAAGGCAATCGCTACGGTGCTGGATCAGGTCCGGACTAACCTGGACCCTGAAAAGGCGTTGAAGCAGAGTCAGGCGGTGCTGAACATGATGCACGCCAAGACCCAGTGGGAGCTGGCGAACCAGCAAGCGGCTGCCGGAAAGAGACCGAACAAGGCAACCTGAGTCGGAGGTAAAACCCGATGATCAGAATGAGACAACCTAACGGGGCCAGCGTCTGATTGACGCTGCACCGAGGGCATAGTCGGCTGATCCCCGACGAGATGCCGTAACATCGCTAGCCTTTACGGGGGCGGCGTCAAGCAGACGCGCGCCCCCTTTTTATTTGACTGCGATGTTCGACCTATCGAATCCCGAAAAACGCGGCCGGCTGCGCAAAGCCATCAAGGCTTCCCGCGATGCTCTTGAAACGCATCGCCGCGTCCGCAAGCTCATGGTCGAGCACTACTGCGGCTCGTGGTACAGCAGCACTGCCCCGCAGGACAGCGAGCGGATTCTGGTCAACCTGATGAACCAGACTGCCAGAATCCACACTGTCGTTTTGGCTGCGAACAACCCGCAAGTCCTCGTCTCCACACCGAATCTGGACAACCAGCCGTTTGCTCGCCGGTTCGAGGTCAACCTGAACAAGTTGATCTCGGACATGGAACTGGACAAGACGTTCCGGGCAATCGTCCTCGACGCCTTCTTCTGTCTCGGATGTGGCGTCGTGATGATGCGCGACACCGACACGCGATTCCACGGACTCTTGGAGTCGGAAGAGGATGTCTGGCTTGATCCAGGTGAGCCGTGGATGAATCGGGTATCGCTCGACGACTTGATTCTCGACATGCCCGCCAAGGAACTGTCGAAGATGCGGTTCTGCGGCCACCGCTACCGGGCGGACTACGAGAAGGTCATGGACGAGCCCGGCTACGACAAGAAGGTCAAGGACAAGATCAGGCCGACGAGTCGGGAAGCGTTCGACAGCGTTGGCTCCACCCAGGAAATCGGGATTGATCCGTCACAAGACACTGACCTGAAAGACATGGTTTGGCTGCAAGACCTGTGGATCGCCGAGAACAAGTCGGTGGTCACGATGGCCTGCTACGACGACCTGGAGCCGCTGATCGAACGCGAATGGCCCGGTTCCCAATCCGGGCCGTACAAGTTCCTGTCGCTCGGCGACGTGCCCGACCGCATCATCCCGGCTTCGCCTGCTATCAACCTGTTCGGGATGCACCTCCAGCAGAACCGGTTGCACAGGCGGATGGAAGACGATTCCGATGCCCACCGGGTCGTGCAAGTCTACCCGCCCGGCATGGAAGACGAGGCCGAACGGCTGCGCACGTCGGAACGCAACGGGTGGTATCGCGGAAAAAGCCCGGAACAGATCAAGCAGTTTGAGATGGGCGGCATCGACCAGCGCGACATGGCGATGGCCACGTTCCTGCAGGGCGAGTTCGACCGCTTTGCCGGCAACCTGCAGGCGATGGGCGGCCTTGGTCCGCAGGCATCTACCGCTACCCAGGAACAGATGATTTACGGCGAGTTGTCACGCAACGTCGCTGACATGCGGATGTCGGTCGTCGCATTTGCGTCCGAAAGCATCCTCGACCTTGGCCGCTTGATGTGGAATGACCAGATGCTGAAAATCCAGTCGTCAATACCGGTCGGAAATAGCGGTATTGAAATCCGGTCGGACTGGACGCCGGAGAATCGGCAGGGCGAATTTGAAGACTACGACTTTTTCGTCGAGCCGTACTCGATGGTTTTCAAGACGCCGGAACAGAAGCTCCAAGAGCTATTCCAGGTGCTTCAAGAGATTGCGCCGCTTTGGCCGATGTTCCAGGCGTCCGGGGCTTCGCTAGACGCCGAGGCCATCGTCGACGAGATCGCCCGGCTGAAGAACCGGCCTGAGTTCAAACGGTTCATTACGTTCTCTGCGCCGGCGGCAATGCTTGGCGGCGACCAGAATACGATCAGGTCTCCTGCTGTGACGACCAGGGAAAACGTCCGCAGAAACGTGTCAACAGGCGGCACCGCAGAAAATCGCTCAAACGCCATGATCCGCGACTTACTTGGTGGCCAGTCGTCGAGCATCAATGGGCAGACAAGATCGGCCATGCAACGGAGGCCAGCGTAATGTACGTGCTGAACGGCGAGCAAGTATCGCGGGAAGAGTTCCTTGCCGGGGCTCCTGGCGACTCGTTCTTGGAACGGGCGCCGATGACCGCCAACACGTACACCGAACACAGTCCGCTGATTTCCGATGGATGCGGCGTAATGAAGTCGCAAGTCGCCGAGACGCGGAAAGCAATCCGTCGCCACGGCATCCAGGGGGCAGCGGTTCTCGACAATGGACAGATGCGATTCACAAGCAGGCGAGCCCGCAAGGAGTTTCTTGCGATGAG